CCTCCGGAACCGTGAGGCGGATACAAAGTTGAAGCAGGCAAGGAAACAGGCTGTCACCGGCGAGAATGAAACGGATGAGGCCCTTGGCAAGCTGGATGATATATTGAAAGGTGTGTATGACAATGCAGTTAAGCAGGAAACAGAATGAGTACATCGTGCATGCGACGCACCGGTGGAATATTAAGTCCGGGGCGGTGCGTTCAGGAAAGTCCTATGTGGACACAGCATATATGGTGCCGGCACGGATCCGGGAGAGAGCAGGAAAGCCAGGCAATACAGTAATCCTTGGGGTATCCAGGGAAACAATAGAACGTAATGTGCTGCGCCCGATGCGTGAGCTATACACAGATACACTGGTGGGTGAAATCAATAACCATAATAAAGCCCGTATCTGCGGCGAGGATGTCTATTGTCTGGGCGCTGAAAAGGTCAGCCAGGTATCAAAGATACGAGGGGACAGCATCAAGTATTGCTATGGTGATGAGATTGCAGAGTGGAATCCAGAAGTATTCCAGATGCTGAAATCCCGGCTTGATAAACCGTACAGCTGCTTCGACGGGGCCTGCAACCCAGAACACCCTACGCACTGGTTAAAGCAGTTCATTGATACGCCGGGAATTGATATTTACCTACAGGAGTATACAATCTTTGATAATCCTTTTCTTCCGGAAGATTATGTGGAAAATCTTTGCAAGGAGTACGCAGGAACGATCTGGTATGACCGTCTTATCCTCGGCAGGTGGAAGAGGGCAGAGGGAGCGATATACAAAAGCTTTGCCGATGATCCGGAACAGTTCCGCTGCGTAGTAGTGGATCAGTACACAGAGGATCCAGAGTGTAAACAGTTCCGAAAAGAAGACATCACGTCCATTGAAATCGGTCTGGACTTTGGAGGAAATCAGTCAGGACATTCATTTGTGGCCAGAGGATACACTGATGATTATCGTGATGTGATAGCATTGAAGTCCCACCGTGTAATGGCAAAGGATGAGACGGAGGACATTGACAGCAACAAGCTGGATCAGTTGTTCTGTGAGTTTGTTCAGGAAGTAATCAATGATTATGCGATTATCACAAAAAGGGGGCAACA